ACACACCGTCCACGTCCACGGTTCCCTTGTACGTCCCGTCGGGGTCGGCCTGGCACGCGAATGACAGCGTGAACGTGTCGGCGCCAGCGGCGTCCGAGTTCACGGTGACGATGCGGCCTGCACGGAGGTCCCGGCCGGTGTCAACCCTGTACTCCGCGTCGTCATCCGGGCGGAGGTTGTTCTTCGCGTCGCCGCTCGTGGTGCCGTCAGCGTTCAGGTCTTGTTCAAACAACGAGTCCACGCGGTCCCTGACAAGCTTGCCTGGGCCGATGGGGATGCCGCCGTCGCCGCCACCAGCTACGGTGACGCGCCTTGCTCCTGTGTCTGCCATTGCCTCTACTCCTCGGCGTCCCCGGCCGTTGCCTTAGCGACCGCTGGCGATGCCTGCTCGGCGGGCGCACCCGCATTGATTTCCTTCCAGTGGGCGACCGTTGCTGGGTCTACCTGCGGGAAGGTTTGGAGGATGCTCTTACGGTTGCCGTTCTCGGCCTCCGCAACAAGAGTCATCTCCATCACAGCGTATGGAGCCCTACGAATGGACTCTATCGCCTGTGAGACTGTCTGGTTCCTGAGCTTCTCGACCGCGTTGTTGTAGTCCTCGCGGGCAGAGCTGGCCTGTCGGGCCATCGAGCGCTCGATGGCTTCCTTGTGCTGAGCGGCAGAGCCGCTGGGCGGAAGCTTGACGTGGTTCGGGCCGGGGATGAAGTCCCGGAACCCCTGGCCGCGTGCCCTCCGCTTCGCGGCCTCAAGGGCCTCGCGGATAGCGGGCGGCTGGTCCTTCAAAGAAGGGATGAAGTCGGGAATCACTCGTGCCATATCGGGGGCCCCTTGCTCAGTGGGGGAGGGGCGTAAGGCCCCTCCCCCTGTGAGTGCTACGTGACGTTCGTGGCAACGCCGTGAGCGCGCCGCACGTCGGTGATGAGGTTACCCATCGACACGACGAGAGCGGTCTTGGCGTCCTGGTCAACCGGCGAACGGAAGCCCAAGAGCTTCATCCAACGGTTGTCCTTCTGCACGAACTCCAGGTGGTCGGAGTTCAGGAAGTACCAGCAGTTCGTGGGCACGTCGTCCTCGAACAGCAGTTCTGCGCCCTTGTGGGACACAGCCTCGAACCCCAGCTCCGCCATGTGCAGGTCCGTGAACGAGATGTTCGGGACCGCGAGGGCCTCGTACGACTCGAAGTTGGCCTGCGTGGTGAACTCGAAGTCAGGCTTGGAGTTCACAACGGACAGGGAGTTCAGGATGCTGTTCAGCGTCTTCACACCAGCCGTGGTGGCCAGTGAGATGGCGCCTGTGACGCGCTCGTTCTCCCACCAGGTCTCCGTCGAGGCGTCGATGCCCCCGAGCGTAGTACCTGAAGCGGCAGCGACGATGGCCTGGATACCCAGCATGTCCTTGCTGGAGTTGCCAGTACCGTCGGCCCACAGCATCGTGTTCAAGTCCTGGGTCATGGACAGCCGGAGCTGTTCCATCTTGGCCTCAAGGATTGCGATGATGCGAGCAGAGCCCTCGTTGACGGCTTCCGTCTTGCCGTCGATGGTCACGGACCCGGCGTACTGCTTCCAGGAGTATTCGGCGTAGCCGAAGCCGTCCTGGGGCGTCACGTCGATGGGGTCGTAACCGTCGTACGAACCAACGGTGTCGTTCAACTCGAACAGAACCGGTCGCCGAATAGTCAGCCCACCATCCTCGGTCACCTTCGCCTTGCTGTCAAGCGCGGCGAGGAGCTTCGTGGTGTGGGTGATTTGGTCGGAGAGGGTCCCGCGAACCTTCTGGAAGGTCGTTGCGAACAGCTCATCGAGCTGGACAGCGGGGGTAGCCATTGTATGTTGTCCTCGTTGCTAGGGCCCCTGCTTAGTCACCCAGTCCAAGCTCACGCATGATGCGCTTCGCTGCCTCGCGCGTCGCACCCTTGGTCGTCTTCGACTCAAGTGGCGCGTCGTCGTCTGCCAGCGCAGGCGCAGGGCGGGTGCTGGCTGACGCACGCTTAGCGTCCGTCAGAGCTTTCGCCCGTCCATCCTTCGTTGCCGCAGCTAGAGCCGCCCGGCCAGGACCCATGATTTGCCAGTAGGCAGCGACCGGGGAGTTGATGCCGTTGTTTGCGGCGTACTCCATCACGGACTCATGGTCTAGCTCGGTTGGTAGCGCCCCGAACTCCTTTTCCAGGTCTCCTAGCGTACCACGCCAAGAACGGTCAATCTCGTTCAGCTCTTGCATCTCGATGAGCTGGCTGAGCATGGCCTCCTGTTCGAGTTGCTTGCGGACCAGTGGCACAGCCACCTTTGCCGCCTGCTCGTCGAAGGGGTTTTCGGGGTCCAAGCCTAGGGCTTGAAGGATGTCCTCATCTGTGGCTTGCTGTAGCGGTGCGGGCGCCGGGTCAGGAGTTGAGTCCTCCTCGGCGACCTTCCCACGCAGAAGCTTTCCGATGTGGTCGTCCCGCTTCTTCAGCTCACCGATGATTTCGGCGCGCTGATTCGGCTCCAGGTCGGAGAGGTCGAACCCGAAATACTCGGTAGGCACGTCCGCTGTACCATCGCTGGCCTCGGCGCCGTCTACCGGCTCTTTCGTTTCAACAACCGACCCGCCCTCCGCAGAAGCAGCGGGGGTGGCGTCTGTGTCGTCCGGCGTGGCCTCAGCAACCGCTGTACCATCGTCGTCCGCATCAACGCCTGCAACTGCGTCCCTGGCGGCCGAAGCCACCTCTCGACGCAAGTCTGCAACACTCATATTGCCTCCTGTGCCAGGCTGTACCCATGGGCCTCGGGCTGGCTTTGGTGGTGCCCCTGAACGGGGATTCAATACTCCCCTCTAGTTATACCTCACAGCACAAGGAAAACGCGCTGACCTGCGGTTTTACCTGACCGGTGAGACGGCCACTTGCTCCGGCGGGACAGAGGCCCCACCGACCGCAGCACCGATGGTGGCGGGCCCGTTGGTGGCCGCGAGGAGCTGTTCAGGGCTCAACGGGCCGGGGGGCGGCCCCCCAGCGGCGGCCTGTGCGGCGCCCGCTTGGGCAGCCTGCTGCTCCTCTGGCGACTGCATCAACTCGTTGATGTCGCGCCTGGAGAAGCCATACTTCTTCATGAACCAGCCCACCAGGGTGCCCTTGTCGATGACGGCGCCCTCGCCGTTCGGGCCTGCGTCCGTGAACGGACCCAGGATGTTGAGGGCCACGGTCGCCTCCTGCTTCATGGCGTCCCGCGTCTCCGCCTCCTTGGGCGAGAGGTGGACCTTGAGCTGGAACTGGCCCACGATGTCCGCGCCGGTGAACTCCCAGGGCACGCGGCCCAGGGTCGGGTCCACCAGAGAGGCCATCCGGGGCTGGTCGTAGAACTTCTGCATCAGGGTCAGGATGCGCTTGGCGATGTTGACGTGGAACCTCTCCACCGTGTTGCGCTTCTCCGACTGCCTGACGGCAGAGGAGTCCACGACCGCGTTGGTTTCCGTCGCCGTCCGTTTCCTGTCCGGGAACAGTCCGCGCATCAGCTCGTTTACACCAGTTGCCTCGCGGATTTCGTTGTCGATGCGGTCGTTCATCCCGAACACCTCGATGGGCAGGACGGGCGGCGTCATCGGCGTGACCGACTTCGGGTCGGTGCCACGGGCAACCGAGACGACCGCGCCGTACTCGGAGTTGCTCAGGGCGGCCTTGCCCTCGTCCGTGAAGGCGTCCTCCTCGGCGATGACCTTGGGGACGAACCGGTCGATGTAGTTGGCCGTGCGCGAGCGGTACAGGTTCTTCTCGTTCAGGGAGCGCAGCATGACCTCCATGTCGGAGATGCCTCGCACACGCCGGTTGGTGCTTCGCAGCACGAGCGGCACGAACGGGTTGCGGTCCTCGTAGTCATGCTCCAGCGCGTTCGGGTTCACACCCTCGAACAGGATGAAGTTCTGGCCCTTGGGCAGGAGACAGAATGTCCCCGTCTCCAGGTCCCAGTATTCGACGACGGTGCAGAGGGAGTCGTCCTCCTCGGGCTTTCCGGTTACGAGCAGGTCCCTGTCGATGGCAGAGTCAGGCTTGATGCGCTCCAGCCTGCGGAGCCCGCCATCCTTGCGGTTCCGCTTGAGGTACTCCCTCCAGAGGGGGTTCTCCCGAATCTCCTCTAGGGGCATCTTGGTGAGCTGGGCCACCCACTTGACGTTCCCCCAGGTCTTCGCCTTGGGGTCCCAGCGGATGTCCGTGTAGGGGATGTAGTCCGTGACGATGCGGTCACGCATGACCTCGTGCATCAGGTCCTTGTCGGGCACCATCTTGGCGATGATGTCCGCCGTCGGGGCCTCCATTCCCGCAGCCAACGACTGCTCGATGAGGTCATGGATTTCCCGCTCGATGTCTTGCTCGTCGCGGTCCTCCAGCCACTCCTCCTCAAGGAAGTCGTAGGCGACCTTGACGAACCCGATGCCCACGATGAGGGCGTCCTTGATGGCCTGGTCCCTCTCGACGGCCACGTCGCAGATGTCCCACTCCTGGTTCAGCGCTATCTCCGCCACGAGGGCCTGGTCGGGGGTCGAGCGGCCCTGGGCCTCCAGGACGAACTCCACGTCCACGGCCGTGAGGCCGGAGAACAGGGCGTCGATGACGCTGACGCCGGTCGTGACGTTGACCGTGTGCCCCTTGGCTGTGGCCTGGGACACCTTCGGCACGTTCTCGTACCGGTCGTACCAGTCCTTCGCCTTGTCTGCCCACTGGGCGAACGCCCGGTCCGAGACGGCGATGCGATGGTTGTACATCGCGGCCTTCGTCTCGTCGGACTTGTAGACCTTGTAGCCGGGCCTAGTTGAGGTTGCCATCCATGTCTCCTAGCCCAGAGAGGCGGGCTGCCAGTCGATTTCTTGTTCCACGTCTTCCGCCCCTAGGTAGTCCGGGTTGTTCTCCGCGAGCATCTGTTTCATGATGTAGCCCCACTGGTCCTGCCGGTACCCGGCGTTCTCCATGGGCGTCAGGCGCTTGGGCCCGTGCTGTAGGAGGACGGTGGCGCCGTAGCGCACCGCGTCGCAGAAGTGGGAGGACCAGTCGTGGACCGGCTTGGGGCCGGTCTTGGTGCCAGAGGAGTCAATGGGCCACTTGTGCGATGCGAAGGCGGCTGCGACCCGCTCGGCCGTGGGGCTTACCACGACCCTTCCTCCTGCCATCATGTTGTTCAAGATACGGATTGCGTAGTCCACCGGCTTCTTAGGGGCCGGGCTGACTTTCACTCCGTAGGCGTTGAGGTCCTGAACGATGCTGAACCCGGTACTGATGTTCCTCTGGCGACCAGCCGGGTCGCAGATGTTGAGCTGGGGCTCCCTGCCGTAGTGCGACATGGAAAAGTGCTTGAACTCGTCGGCCCACTCCTTGGAGGTGCGGTCCGTGGATTCGAGCGAGTCCAGGATGATGAGCCTGGGCACCTCGACCTCAGCCGTGGCGCCCGCTGGCTTGACCTTGACCCACTCCACCTGGGCGAACACGACGACGCCGAGGTCACCCATGCCGAAGTCCCAGAAGGAGTACAGGGGCAGGTTGGGGTCGTACGTCTGGGGAAGCGTGTACTTCGCCATGTCCCACTCGAAGAACACGGCCCCGTCCACGACACCCACGAACTCACCGTAGACCTCCTGTCGGAGGAAACGGCCAGAGTAGGTTGCGAGGAGGGAGTCGATGTACTCGGCGGGAAGGTTGGCCTTGTTGTCGAAGGTCGGCGCACCGAACCACATACTGTTCGCTACGCGCCTCTGGCTGTCCGGGTGGAACTTGGTCCACATCCAGTCGAAGCCGTTGGGGGTCGAACATACGAACCCCCGATGCTTGTACCCCTTCTGACGGAGGCGCCCGTACAGAACATCCCAAGCCTCGCCGTCGATGTGTCGTCCTTCGTCGATGCCGAACCAGGACAACTCCAACCCACGCATCCAGTTAGGCTGGTCAAGGGACCGAAAGAGGATTTCACTCGCACCTTCTCCGTTCTTCTTGACTAGCCTGCGGTCGGGGACCCCGTGCTCGTTGTTGGGCACGAGGAGCGCCTTCTTCTCCTGCTTGCTGTAGTCCAGGAGGAGGCCGGTCCCGTCAATCATCTCGAAGAACTGCGGCAGCACCACGTCCTTGAGGACCGGGTAGTTGATGGCCGCAAGACAGCCTCTAGGTCCCCAGAAACCGACCTTGGGCTGTTGCGACAGTACCAGGCCACGCGCATTCAAGCCGTACGTCTTCCCCGACCCCAGGCCCCCCACGTAAGCAGAGGCGCGGTAGTCGTTGAACACGAAGTCTTGCTGGGCCCCTGCGTTCAGTACGAGCGGCTTACCCACTAACGGCCAATCTCGTCCGCCACACCCAGCTCCAGGCACTCGTCAGACGAGAGCCACCAGTCGGTGCGCTCCCAGTTCTTGGCGAACAGCCTGCGCTGTACGGCGAACGACTTGCCGGTCACTGACGCGGACCGGTGTGCGAAGATGTCCAGGATGCGGTCCTGCACCTTGTCGAGCCACTTCATGCGGTCCTGGAGGTCGCCCCACGAGCCCATGGCCGAAGCCTGGACCTGGTGGATGAGGACCCACGACTCCTTGCCCACGACGCGCCTGTCGCCTGCTTGGAGCAGGATGCCTGCCATCGACGCGGCGATGCCGTGCGCGATGCAGGTGAGGTAGTGCCCGTCCGCCCGAAGCTCGGTCAAGTAGTCGAACAAGGCCATGCCCGCGACCACTTCCCCGCCGGGGGACGTGAAGATGATGGTGATGGGCTGGCCAGGGTTCTGGCGCCGCCAGATGTTCATACGGGAGATGCACGCAGCAACGGACTTGCTGTCCACCCCGAAGTCGAACCGGAACACGAAGTTGAGGCTGTCATGGGCCTTTACGTCGGCCAGGTTTCGGCGCTCAATCTCGGTCTGGATTTCCTCGTACTCGGCCTGTGCCGCGAGCTTCCGTGTTTCAACGCGCGCTCGCTCGGCCTCGGCGGCGAAACCTAGGGCCTCTGCATCGAACCGGTGGGCCTCAGCCAGGAGCTTCACCCGCATCGCATCGGCGACAGGGCCATCCGCAGGAACTTCGACGCTAGCAGACACAGCTATCCCTTTCCGTGCGCCCGTAGGCGCCTTAGCGTGCTCTCGTGGCGCTTGGTGTGTTTCGGGAGCTTCTTGCCCTTCGGCGTGTGGCGCTCGAACTCAGCGGCCACGCTAGGGTGCTTCGCGTACAGGTACCGGCGCTGGGCCTGGCTCTTGAACGGCATCCTTCGTCTCCGGTGGGGTTTGGAACGTGAGGCCGGGGCCCTGGTCCTCTGCGTGTTCCGTGGGCTCGGTGGGCCGTGGGCGGCCGACCGCGTACTCCAGGCCCTTGAGGGCGAACTGCGCCCGCTCGCGTGGGTTCAGGGCCTTGAAGTCCCCGTTCCCGAGAGCGGCGTCGATGATGACCTGAGCGAACTTCTCGGCCGAGTCCTCGAACTTGGCCTTCGCCCGGAGGTCCGCCCGGACCTGCTTCTTCTTTTCGCGGGCAAGCTTGGAGGCGGCAGCGCCCTTGGCGCCCATCTCCCTAGCCTCCTCCGCAGTCAACGGCCTAGCCATGTAGCCCCTTTCGATTCGACACTGGTGGTCAGGAGTAGAGTGCGCGTCGCCTGCTACGCAGTACCAACCCTTACACCCCTGGCGAGGGCAGAAGCAGTAGATTGCGGTGAGCCCGAACATACGTTCGAGGCGAGCCTAGTGGCTCTTTCAACCTCAACCAACTACCATCTGTGGTCAAGCTTGGACTCCTGGGAGGAGTCTTACGCTCTAGTTCGAGCCTCCTACTTCGTCTGGGTCGCCGGTGTCCGTTCGGGCCCGGCACGGGTCCAGCTCGGTTCTGAGGTCCTCGATTGTTTGCTCTCTAGCTATACCTGAGAGCACAAGGAAAACGCCCTGACCTGGCCTTTTACCACAGGCTCCGAAAGCTGAACGGCTATTCAGTTTCCGCCGTACGTATGGTTGGAGTATAGGACCTATATGCTAGGTTCTGTGTTGAAACGAAAAGCTATATTGTATCATAAAGTAGTGTGTAGTTCCCGGAGTCCCAAGCTAGAGCGGAAGCGCATCGGTCCCAGAAACCCCTGTGCTGTAGAACTTCTGAGGCTCCATATGTAGTATGGTGGGTGGGCCGCGTGGGCGGCGGGGCGAGCATCGGTCCCGCCCCGTTTGAACATGGAGAAGGCCGCCCCACCCCGAAGGGTGGGACGGCCCGGCGGTGCTGGGGTAGCTGCGCTGGTCAGGCGGTGGGCTTGCTACCGATGAGGA